ATGCTGGCCGGGGTGGCCAATATCACCGACCCGATTAAGCGGAACTGGGTCTTGCGCAATACGGACGTGGCGGAAATCTGGGGTGTTGGCCGCAAGATGAAACTCCGCCTCGGTGCGATTTTTGCAGCCGGTCGCTGCTGGATAAGGTGGGCAAAAACTAAAAATCCGATCAGTGCCTTGAAAATGATGAGCTGACTTTTGCGCGCTCACATCTCAATGCCGGATAGAGAGAAGTCAGGGGCATGAGTACGACCAGACTATTTGGATTTACGCCCACTAGCCGGAAACAACCCTCTGATCACCCCAAGAAACGCCGCAAACAAGTTGATTGAAGTCGCCGTAGTGATGGCAATCAATACATTGTCCGAGAACGGCGCCTTACCCGAGTAATACGTCGACCAGCCATTCCACACCAGCAGGACCCCCCAGAAGATCACCCCGCACGCAGCGAACCAAAACGCACGCCCCGCATACTTCTTGCGCAGTTGCCTTTCGGCCTTCTGGTCTTTGAGGTTCTGGCTTCTTTCATCGTCGGTGCCTAGGGCTTGCTCGCCGCCGGCCTGGGAGTCCTGGTCAGGCCCTGCCACGGGGGGCAGGGTGAGTTCCAGGTTATCGAGTTCCTCACTCACGGATGCGGCTCTTTGGGTGAATGAGTGCTGCCATGTCTTCCCAGTCAATGGCCGAACCGTCGGCGCCCTTGAGGGCCCAGGCTGTGCCGTCCTCGTGGGAAAGGTTGGACAGTTGGGTGCCGGACCATTTGCCGTATTTGTTAATGATCCGGTCAATCAAACGATGGGTGTAGGTGTCGCTCTCAGGAACCCTCGGTGTCACGAAGACAATGTCTTCGGCGTCGGGCTTCAGGTTGCTGAGCAGCGCGGTCACCGGGCGATTACCATAGGATTTCAACTCATGGTAAAGCGACGGGATGACCGGGCCATATTGCCAGCGGGCGAAGTGGTCATCCATAAGGGGCTGGTCCCGTTCGCGCAAATGCCAGGACTGCGTATAGAACAACAGTTTCTGCAGCTTCATCGGGGTCAGGCCCGAAACCTTGCCTTCCTTCGCACGTTCAATGAAGGCGTTAGCGACAGCTAGCGCTGAATAAGCCATGAGCACCTCCGTCGTTGCTGGCTAGGTGATTAATGAGTTTTATACATAGCCCCTGAATTGTCGATAAGCAAGGGACGCTGAAATCCTTGGTGTCTCAACATCAGGCCGCCCGCAAGAGTAATGGGTAGTTCACTGTTTGCATATACAGTATTTTGTTTCATGGTAAACAGAATTGGCTGTTTAATGCATAAATATGCAAATTAGCATTTGCCAACTCCGAAAACTCCCGTCACTATCCGCGTTATGCAAAAACGCAACGTTTCTATCGTCTTAAGAGAGCTGCTGGATCGCGACCGAATCTCCCCCACGGAGCTTCATCGGCGCACCGGCGTGCCTCAATCCACACTGTCCCGGATCCTCAGCGGCAAGATCGTTGATCCGTCGGATAAACACATCTCGCGCATCGCCGAGTATTTTCGCGTGAGCACCGACCAACTGCGCGGGCGCGCTGCGGTGGGTGGGTTGCGCGATGACGGGCGCGACCCGATGCATTCGGAACTCAAGGACATAAGCCTGTGGGACGACGACACTCCCGTCAATGATGACGAGGTGTCGATCCCCTTTCTGCGCGAGGTTGAATTGGCTGCTGGATCAGGAAGATTCGTCATCGAGGAAAGCGAGAAGGCCAGCCTGCGGTTCGGCAAGCGCAGCCTGCGGCATAACGGAGTGCAGTTCGACCAGGCCAAGTGCGTGACGGTGCGCGGTAACAGTATGTTGCCGGTACTGCGCGACGGCGCCACGGTTGGCGTGAATGCCGGCAAGAGCGGCATCGGCGATATCGTTGATGGTGATCTGTATGCCATCAACCACAACGGCCAACTGCGGGTTAAACAGCTCTACCGCCTGCCTTCGGGAATCCGCCTGCGCAGTTTCAACCGTGATGAGCATCCGGATGAGGACTACAGCTTCCAGGATATCCAGGATGAGCAGATCAGCATTCTCGGGCATGTTTTCTGGTGGGGCATGTACGCCCGTTAACCTCCTCGCGTAAGACGAAACCCGCCCATGAGCGGGTTTTTTTTCGCCCGCAGAAAACCGCCAAACCCCAAGCCCGCAAGGCTTCGAATGCATACGTGCATTTCCACGGCCAAAATAAATGCATTTATGCATTGACTGTATATGCATACATGCATATTCTTCACCTCAAGCCAGCCAACAAGGCCTGGTGGAGGCGGCAAGGATGCTGCCAAGGAAGACAAGGAAGGCACGCAACATCGGCAAGGACGCCATCGAAGCGATGGCAGGGATGCCAGGCAACACCGGCAAGGATGCCGACGCTCTTTAGTTTCAACGCTTCAAAAACAGGCAGCGATGAACCGGCCTTGATGGTTCAGAGGGTTGGCAACTGACCCGGGTGTGCAGCGTAAAGCACCAGAAGCAGTTATCCGGCAGACAGGGATCGTGGTCGGAAAAACATTGAGGAAAGGACCGTACCGCGCCAGTAGCGCCGAAAGTCCGAGGACAGCATTACTGAAAAGCCCGGGTAACCGGGCTTTTTGGAATGCCTACCTATCGAAGCATGTGTAAATGAAATATGGATTATTAATTGCTCAGCCAGGAGGCGTGACATGACAAATGAACAGCAAGCGTTAGCGGAAATGCCTATCTGGCTGGTGATCGTATTGGCCGTGATCGGCGGAGTGTCTGGAGAAATGTGGCGCGCCGACAAGGAAGGTGCCCGCGGTTGGTCGTTGATCCGCCGTCTGGCGCTGCGCTCCGGGGCCTGCATGGTCTGTGGGGTTTCGGCGCTGATGCTGTGCTACGCCGCCGGCATGTCGATCTGGACCGCCGGCGCCATTGGTTGCCTGACCGCCATGGCCGGTGCCGATGTGGCCATCGGCCTTTATGAGCGGTGGGCGGCCAAGCGCATCGGGATCAACCAAGGCTCCGGCCAGGACCCGCAGTAATTGTTGCAAGGACGCTACTCAAAATGACGCTTATCGAAAAGCCATCCCAACTGCCCCAGGCCGTGGGCGCTGCGCTGCATGCAGCCTTCCCGGACCTCAAGGTCGGCAGCCACCAGGACTTCCAGGGCGACGTTGAAAAAACCGGTGTGCAGGTCACCGTCGAAGGCAATGGCCCGGGCATTCGCTCTCGCGAAGGGCGCAAGGCCCACGTGCTGAGCATTTCAATCAGGGCCATGGTCGCCCCCGGTGCATTGCCGTTCGATGCCTGCGACCTGGCCAGCCAACTGATGGACCTGGTGCTGGATAACCGTTGGAACCTGCCCCAGGCACAGTGCGATCTGCCCGCAAATATTGTTGCCGCTCCGGCTGTGCGCAGCACCCTTGATGCGGACTACGACACCTGGACGGTCTCCTTCACCCAAACCCTCTATCTGGGGCCGCCGCTACTTGAGGATCCTACAGGCCAGCCGCTGTTTGCCTGCACCTGGGACGTCTCCAATATCGACGACCCGGCCCAATACAAACCACTGGCGGAGTAGCCCATGTTCGACGCGCTGTTACGCATGCAATTGGGACCGATCGTCGAACGCCTGGCAGAGATGGAGACCCAACTCGAAGACCTTTACCGCCGCGCTGAAAGCTTCTGCCGGATTGGCATTTGCCAGCAGGTCGATGCTGCCAGCAATACCTGCAAGGTCAGCCACGGTGACTTGCTCACCCCTGCGATCCGCTTTTTCAACCCCAGCGCCGGTGCGCAAACCGAAACCCGCATTCCAACGGTGGGCGAACAATGTCTGTTGCTCAACTACGGGGGTGGAGAGGGCGGTGCGCAGTCCGTGGCCCTGTTTGGTCTCAACAGTGATCGTTTTCCACCGGTCTCCAGTGTTGCGACGCTGACCCGGCGTCGCCATCAAGATGGCACCCAAACCGACTATGACGATGCCAGTCATACCTTCAATTGGGTCAATGGCCCCACTACCTTCAGCGGCTCCCGCGAACAAGTCGACGTCAAGGTCGGCGCCACCAGCCTGACCCTCAACGCCCACGGCATCGTCCTGCAGGTCGGCGGCACCAGCCTGTTGCTCGATGCCAGCGGCGCGCATTTCAGCGGCCCGGTAGTGGACCACCAAGGACGACTCATCAGCCCCCGATAAGGACACCCCATGCTCGGAATCGAGAGGAACACCGGGGCAGCCGTCGATGACTGGCTGCAATTTGTGCAGCGCGCCACCCGAGCGCTGACCACCCCCGTGGGCACTCGGCAAAAGCGTCCGTTGTACGGTTCGCTGATCCCGCAGTTGCTCGGGCAAAACCTCGGTGATGACCTGCTGATCCTCGCCCAGAGCCACGCCGCCCAGGCGTTCTACAACACCCACAACGGCATCGACGATTTTGAACCCCAGGTCATCGTCGCCACCCGCCAAGGCGCCGGCCTGCTGCTGCGGTTTGCCGGCACCTGGAAAAACCGCCAACAATCCTTCGAGGTCGTGACATGAGCATGCTGATCCCCGGCCAGAACCAACTGGCGGAACCGGCCATCATCAAGGTGGATGAGTTCGAACCGTTGCTGGCCGAGTTCAAGGCGTTCGTCATCGACTACGTTGCCAGCCGAGCTCCGCAAAGCGCGGCCAAACTCAAGGTCAGCCTCGACAACGAAAGCGAACTGCTGACCCTGGCCCTGGAAGCGTTTTGCGTGCGCCTGCAAACCCATGAGCGCAAATACAACGCCCGTATCAAGCAGATGCTCGCGTGGTGGGCCACCGGCAGCAACCTGGATGCGCGCCTGGCCGATATGGGCCTGGAGCGCCAAGTGCTCGACCCTGGCGACCCGGCGGCTTTCCCGCCCGTGCCGCCCACCCTGGAAAGCGACGACGACGCTCGCCTGCGTTACTACCTGGCGCCCCATGCTCCTGCGGCCGGCTCGCGGATGCAGTATCGCCGCGAAGTCTTCACCCTTGGCGAGCGTCCTGCGGTGAAAGTGCAGAGTGCGACGCCTGGAGTGGTGACCGTCACCTACACCTTCGATCCGGATGGTTATGCGGCCCAGGTCAAGGACGGCAACGCTCGACGCACCGCACCGGGCGAAGTCATGGTCACCGTGCTTTCCAGGGAGGGCGACGGTACACCGTCTGCGGACTTGCTTGACGGTGTACGTCGACATTTCGCACGACCGGATGTACGGCCGGAAACCGACCTTGTCACCGTCCAAGGTGCGCAGATTCAACCTTATAAAATTCGCGTGGTGGCCAAGATCAACGCCGGCCCGGACTCCGGGTTGACCCAAGTGGCCGCGCAGAAACTGTTGCAAGGCTACGCAGAGTCCTGCCATCGCCTGGAAGGGCGGGTTGACCCCAGCTGGATCGACTATGCCATACACAGCGCTGGCGCTGCGCAACTGCAAATCCTTGAACCGCTGGCGCCGATTGTCAGCACCGCGTTCCAGGCCCCGTATTGCACGGGTGTCGAGGTGGAGGTGCGCACGCTATGAGTGAACCTAAAGCGAGTTTGTTGCCGGCCAACAGTTCACCGCTGGAAAAGGCGTTGGACTTGGGCTTCGGCACGTTGCTTGAACGAGTCACACCGCCGTTTCCAGCGCTGATGAATCCACTTCAAACCCCAAGCGAATTCCTCCCTTACCTGGCCGCCGACCGCGGCGTCAGCGAATGGGATGCCGAGGCCAGCGAGGCGGAAAAGCGTCTGACCGTCGCATTGTCCTGGCAGATCCAGCGCCAGGCCGGTACGCCCAAGGCGCTGAGTCATGCGGTGGAGTCATTGGGTTTTACCCCTAACATCAGCGCCTGGTATCAGCAGCGCCCTTTGGGTGTGCCTTACACCTTCGACGTGCAGGCGATCATCGGACGCAGTTGGTCCAGCGGCGATCACAACCGGCTGATCCGGCGTATCAATGCGGCCAAGAGTGAGCGCGATCAGGCGACGATTACCATCGTGCATGAGACCGAAGGTCAACTCGCGTTCACACAAGTCCTCGACGCTCCTTTAAGCGACGGCGAGTTCTATCTAAACGGCGCGTTGCCGGAATTGGCGCTGGTTGCCCGGTTAAACAGTGCCGGGGTTGCCCAGCACTACACCATTAACGACTACGACCTCAGGGCGCAGCCATGACAGATGAAATCACGCGCCTGGTGCGCTTCACCTCCAAAGGTTTGGATGAAGTGCTGCAGGCAAAGAACCAGGGCCTCAAAGGCGAAATCACCCACATCGGCGCCGGCACTGGCCGCTACAACCCTGACGGCAGCGAAGTCGCCTTGCGTGACGAGCGCCAACGGGTGGCCATCGTCGATTACGAAGACCTGGGCGAGCGCCAACTCAGGATGGCCGCGCTGTTTGATGGCGATGGTGAGTATGAGATTGGTGAGTTCGGTTTTTACCTCGCCAGTGGGACCTTGCTGGCGGTGTATTCCGTAGCGGGGAAGTTGCTGACGTATAAAGCGGCGGCGGCGCGAGTGCTGCAGAAGTTTACGCTGGATATTTCGCCGTTGCCGGCGGATAGCGTGACGATTGTGGTGGGGAGTGAGAATTTGAATGTGCTATTGACTGATGAAATTGCGGCCTTGTCGGCCGCGAGCATAGACAATATGGCACGCGGTGTAGGGGTTCTATTTCGGGTGATGGAAGTCGAAAAGAAATAGAGCGTTTTTAATTGATTTTACATGACGCTCTCCAAGCGTTTAGGAGCTTTCATTTGAGTACTGAACAGCAACTTGCTGCCGTCGTTAGTGCGGCAAATAACTTGACTAATGTTATTACCGGAAAAGTCGGGGAAATTGACAAGGCGATAGCGGATGCCCGCTTGGCGTATGACGCTCAATTGGCGGAGTTGAAAAATAGACTCCCAAGGTTAGCGGTCACCAAGAACTTTAATCTTTCCCCCAATGCCGACGGGACACTGATTGAAAACTGGGGGATTCATGCTGAAGTGACGCCCACTAAGTTGCGAACTATCACCCCTGTCTCTCAAGCGGCCGGACGCCCGCAGACTGATGTGGATTTCATGCTTCAGGTGCAGGCAGATGTGCGTGAACAATATCCAAACTTTGAAATCAGGGCGAGCGACTATTGGCGCACGTTTGTATATCTGTGGCAAATGAAATGGTCGGTTTCAGGCGTTAGTCCTTGGCTTGCGTTCCCTTACACGGTCGATATGGCGCTCGCGAATGGCTCTGGTGCAGTACCACAGAACTCCTACCTGACGGTAGGTGCATTCGTGCGTCTTTTGGAAGGTAACGTGTCTGGAGCATGGAGTAATGGCGTTGAGAAAGGCAAATGGCGCTGGTGTTCCAGTGTCATTTCTCCTACAGAATTGTTTGGTAGTTATTACCATCTGCACCCGATGCGCACATCATCAACTGGCGTCGTTGAGGTGATGCTGGCAGGGGCTTGCACAGGCGTTGTAACCAACCCAGGTGACTGGGGCACGATGTTGGCTCTAGGCTGAGGAGAGAATATGAAACCACAATTTATACCTGCGGAACTCCATCCGATTATCAAGTGGGAAATGATTCGTAAGGCAAGGGATCAAGACTTGTCGGCGAGTGATTATGCAGCGATGCCAGACTATCCGATGCTCGACAGTCACAAGCTCATATTTGCTGAATATCGCCAGAAGCTGCGTGATATTCCAGATCAGGGAGACGATCCAGACACAGTAATCTGGCCATCCAAACCCGATTTCCTCAAGTAACTGACAACCGCGAAAGCGGTTTTTTTTCGCCCCTCAAAAGCCCCTCCCCGCAGGGGCTTTTGCATTTTCCACCCGGAGTTTTCCACCCATGCCCACCCGCCAAACCTACACCGTCCTCATCCCATTCCCCATCGGCAACGGCCATTGGTCCACCGCCGGCGAGGAACTGGAACTGCTCGACGTCGAAGCATCCGCCCTACGCACCGCTGGCCGCCTGGAACTGACCAGCGTCCTCAATTCCACCCCCAAGAAGGCTGAATAACCATGGCAGAAGTCCTGAACTTCGAGCACAACGGCATCACTGTGAATGCCACTGAATCCCCCGAGGCCATGGGCGGCCTTGGCGATAACGTGATCGGGCTGGTCGGCACTGCGCCGAATGCCCACGCATCGATCCCGAAAAACGCGCCGTTCCGTATCAACAGCTTCACCACCCAGGCGTTGCTGGACCCTACCGGCACCGAGTCGGGCACCTTGTTCCAGGCTGTGTACCAGATCCTCAAAGTGGTCAAGGTGCCGGTCTATGTGGTCATTGTCGAAGAAGGCGCCACCCCGGCTGATACCGTCAACAATGTGATCGGCGGCAACGACCCGGTCACCGGTCGCAAGCTGGGACTGGCGGCCCTGAGCAGCGTCCCGGAAGACCTGACCATCATTGGCGCCCCAGGCTTTACCGGCACCAAGGCCGTGGCCGGTGAATTCGCCTCCTTCGGCAAGCGCATCAAGGCGCGTGTGGTGCTGGATGGCAAGGACGCTTCCGTTGCAGACCAAGTTGCCTACAGCGGCGAGCTGGGCGGTGCCGACCTTGGTTTCGACCGTTGCCTGCTGGTGCACAACATGCCGTCGGTGTACTCCAAGGCCGCGAAGAAAAACGTGTTCCTGTCGCCATCCTCGTTGGCCATCGCCGCATTGGCCAAGGTCAAGCAGTGGGAAAGCCCCGGCAACCAAGTGACCTTCGCCGAGGACGTTTCCCGCGTGGTCGAGTACAACATCCTCGACACCTCCACCGAGGGCGACCTGCTCAACCGCCATGGCGTGAGCTACTACGCCCGCACCATCCTCGGCGGTTTCTCGCTGTTGGGTAACCGCTCCATCACCGGCAAGTTCATCAGCTACGTCGGCCTGGAAGATGCCATCAGCCGCAAGCTGGTCAAGGCCGGCCAGAAAGCCATGGCCAAGAACCTCACCAAGTCCTTCATGGACCAGGAGGTCAAGCGCATCAACGACTGGCTGCAAACCCTGGTGGCCGACGAAACCATTCCCGGCGGCAGCGTATACCTGCACCCGGAACTGAACAGCGTCGAGAAGTACAAGAACGGCACCTGGTTCATCGTTATCGACTACGGCCGCTACGCGCCGAACGAACACATGGTTTATCAACTCAACGCCCGCGATGAAATCATCGAGCAGTTCCTGGAGGACGTTCTCTAATGTTTACCAACCGAGTCAGACAGGCCATCGCGGCCACCCTTCAAGGCCTGCCGTTGTCCGCAACCGTGGAAGAGTTCACCCCGCCGAAGATCGAGTTCGACATGGAAGCCATGTCCGGCGGGCGTTTCATCGCCGAAGAAATGGCCAAGAGCGGCAAAGTGCTCAATGCCAAACTGGTGCTGCAAGGTGCCGGCCCGGAAATCATGCTGGCCCTGGGCGTGCGCACGGGCGACGACATTTTGCTGAACGTGCGTGAAGCCGGCCAGGACCAGGACGGCAAGACCTACTTCACCTACCACACCGTCGGCGGCAAGCTCAAATCCCTGGAGGAGGCGAAGCTGAAGATGGGCGACAAGGCCACCACCACACTGGAACTGTCTTGCCGTACCTACAACCGTCTGGAAAATGGCATTTCGGTGATCGACATCGACGTGCGCACCCAGAAGTTCGTGCTCAACGGTGTCGACATTCTTGGCGATGCGCGCCGCGCCGTACTGATGCCTTAAAAATGACTGCAATCTAAGGCAGGCACGGTCAATGTGGGAGCCGGGCTTGCCCGCGATGCAGGCGACTCGGTGTGTCTGGAGCACCGAGTTGATGCTATCGCAGGCAAGCCTGCTCCTACAGGGACCGCGTTCAGATCTGGATTTTCGGTACTTTTCAATACCTTTCAACAAGGAATTGCCCCATGGCCTGGATGCCACCGTTGCATATCCTGCTGGCTCCGATCACCGCCGACACCGGCGCGACGATCCAGCAGGTTCAGCTCAAACCGTTGTTTTACGCCGCGCAAAAAGACGCGCTGGCCCGGGCCGGTGATGACGAGGACGATCAGTTTTTCGAACTGGCGAAACTCGCCACCGGCCTGTCGGAAAAAGAGCTCGATCAGCTCAAGCGTCCGGACTACGTGAGCATTGCCCAGTACGTACATGAAATGTCGACGCGCCCTGCGTCGTTCTTCATGGACGCACAGGACGCGACACCCCACGACCAACCCGTCCAGTTGCTATTGCCCCTGGACGCAGCCGGCCGAACCCTGACCGAACTGCCCCTGGAAATGCCCGCCCTGCGCGCCACCAAAGTGATGAAAAAGCTCGCCACTAACAAAGAGCGCGCCGAGTTCATTACCGCCCATTGCACCGGCCTGATGATTCCCGACCTGGCTGGTTTGACCGTGCCCGACTGGACGGAACTGCAGGAGCGCATCGACGATTTTTTAAATCAACCGGCGGACTTCTTTCGCAGCGCGACATCGACGTAATCCTCGATGTGGTGCCGTTGATCTACTCGGTCAATGAGGCGGAGATCCTCGACTGGGACGCCGGAAAAGCATTGCGCCGCTACGACATTGCGATCACTCGCCTTGGCGTTAAACAGGAGTAAGCGGGATGCAGGACAAGTATTCGCTCGCATATGCCATGGCCAAGAATGGCCGGGATGCGTTCGGCACTACAGACGGCGCACATGACGCCGATATCGTCAGCCTTGGCGCTTTGTCGGTTGGCAGCTCAACCCCATCAACAGGTCTGGCTGACTTGTCCGGGACAGTTGCCGCCCTCACTGACGCGACGCTGAAACTCGATGAGCTGGCTCTGTCGCTCGGCTCATTGCGTGAGGGTGTGGATTCTCTCGACACCGCCTTGTCGTCGCTCAGGGCGATTGCTGTGCGTTCGTCCAACATGGATGGGCGAACAGAATCGAAGACGGTGGCTGAATCCGTTTCGACCACCTCAGAGGATTTGCGCCATACCCGCGAGGCCATGACGCTGGGCAGCGCACAGATAATCGATCTGGCAAGTGCGCTGCAGCATTCAGGCAGCCAGTTGAAGTTTGACAAAACGGCGACTTCGGAAAAGTCGATCAAGGCGCTGCGCGAGGAGTCCAGCGAAAGCGGCAAGCGTTTCTCTACGACCCTGGAGGCCACGCCGGTCTGGGGCGAAGCACTTTGGCTGAAAGCCAAAACGGGCCTGGTGGATAGTGTCAATGGCGCTGCTGCAGAGTCGCCGGCTCTGGCGGGCGCGGTTAAAACAGCGGGCGCCGTTACGCCGGTGTTTTCCGAGTTTTTCTCCGGTTTGGGAGAAACGATAAAAACCCGCGTTGCAGGCAACGTGGTCGATGCGACGCTGGGTAAGCTTCCGGGTGTTGGCAAGCTGTTCAAGGAGGGCGGTGCTGAAAAAGATAAGTCGTGCTGCTGTGCAACGGCAACTCAGCATCCCATCGAAAGCCGCCGTTCGCGCTCGCCAGGTTCTCGCGGGAAAAAGAACCCTCGTCAGCCGAGGTCGCAAAAAAAGCAGGGATCTCAACACACTCAGAACAGGCCGAAGAAACAACTGGTTGCACCGAAGACTGCCTCGACCAAACGATCACCCGCCCGCAAGAACGGCGGTGTGTTTGCGCGGATCCTAAACAGCCTCGAACGTGATGCAAAGGCATCGTTGCCTGCACCATTTTTAGGTTTCGATGCCGGTGGTCCGGCTCGACGGTTGCAACCTCGAGTGGCCGTGGCGAACCGTCGAAGCAAGAGTGGAACTGCGGGCCAGTCGCCAGCGAGCAGAGGTCCAGGGCTGATCGAAGCCTTAGAGCGCAAGCTCATCCCCATGCCTTCCGAAGGTCGGGTAGCGACAGCGCCACAGGCTCGCAACTTCAGTCGTGAACCTCTGCCGGGCCCGCTGAAGATGCCTGCCAATCCTTCGGGAGCAGTGAGCAAACTGGGGCTGGCGGGTGCTCGCCGCCTTGGCCCGATGAGGTACGCCGACACGGCGTTTGATGTGATTCAGGGCGTACGCACTGACGACGCCAAGGCTGTCGGTTCCGGTCTCAGCACCGCCGGTGGCGCCTGGGCCGGAGCGTCCGCCGGCGCCGCGCTCGGCACCCTGGTTTTCCCAGGTATCGGCACCGCAGTTGGCGGCGCCATCGGTGGCTTGCTGGGCAGCGAAGCGGGCAGTTGGCTCGGTGACAAACTGTTCAGCTCAAATGATCGCCTGCCCGCACCCAATGCACTGAGCAAGGAGCTCAACAGTGCCCGCACGGATAACGTTCAGGTCACGATCTCACCGAGTATCCAGATCACCGGCGTCAACCCCGCCGATGCCCAGCAAGTGGTCAACCAGGTGATCCAGGCACTGCAGTTTCAATGCATGCCCATGGTCACCGACTCTCTTGGCATTCGGCGCAACGCGGCACTGGCCGATCCTTCAGGAGGTGATTGATGCGACAACAAATGGTACTCGGCGACTTTATCTTTGGCTTGTCCCGAGGTTTTGCCTATTCGTCGTTGATCCGCAACAGCGACGGCGGCTGGAGTGACCTGGCGATTATTGCCAGCAAACCCCAGTCGCGGCAGAACGGCCAGAAGCTGGAAAAGCTCACGTTCAGCGGCACGGCCATGTACGCCACCGGCATGCAGCGCCTGGACGAACTGCGCGCACTGCAAAATGCGCGTGCGCCTTTGCCGCTGGTCGATGGTATCGGCCGTAACTGGGGGCTGTGGCGGATCAACTCAGTGGTGGAAACCCAAAGCAACGTGATCGATGACGGCACTGCCATGGTCATGACCTGGACCCTGGAACTGGAGGAGTTCGTCAATGCGTAGAGTGCGAAGTATCGCCGGTGATTCGGTCAACCTGTTGCTCTATCGCGAGCTGGGGCGTTGCGACGACGCTGCGGAAGAAACCCTCTGGCGCTTGAACCCTGAACTGGCTGAATACGGTCCGGTATTGCCGGCCGGCGTATGGGTGATCGTGCCTGAGATGCAAGCCAGGCCGGCGGCTGTACGACCCGTGCTGGCGTGGGATTAAGGAGGCTGCATGGCACAGGGATTTACCCCGATCGTAGAGTTCTACGGCGCCAACGCGGCGCTGCTCAATCAACGCCTGATGCACTGGAGCCACACCGACGCTGCCGGTATCCAGACTGACCGCCTGGAATTGACCCTCAATATCGAAGGGCTGGAGGGGTTGCCCAGCCTGAGCGGCAAGATCGGCCTGCGCGTCGGTTACCAGGAAACCGGCTTGGTGGAAAAAGGCGAGTTTGTCGTCACCCAAAGAACCCCGGTGTTGTTTCCGATGCGCCTGATGATCGTGGCCACGGCCGCGCCCTTCAGTGAGGTGGATAAGAGCGGATATCGCCAGCGCCGCTCCGCCAGCCATGGGCCGACGACATTGGGGGCATTGTTTCGCCAACTGGTCAGCCGCCATGGTTTTTCACCGCGAGTGGCACCCGCGTTGGACGGCATTGCGATTGCGCACATCGACCAGTCCAATGAAAGCGACATGGCCTTCATCACTCGCCTGGCCAAGCGCTACAACGCGGTCACCAAACCGTTCAACGAGCTCTATGTACTGGCCGAAGCGGGGCAGGCCAAGTCACTCTCCGGTCAGCTATTGCCGCCAGTGAAATTATCGGTGACCGAGGACAACCGGCCCGGTGAGCATGCCTTCATTACCGCCAAGCTCGACGAAAAATCACGCTCCAAATACATGGGCAGCCGCGTCAGCTGGTGGGACGCCGCCGCCGGCAAACAGCGCGTGGTCCAGGTCGGGATTGCCCCGTTCAAGACCTTGCGTCAGCGCTGCCAGAACGAAGCCGAAGCCCGCGCCGTGGCCGAAGGCGAACTGCGCCGAGTGGGCCGTGAAGGTTTGAAGCTGCAGATCGATTGCCCAGGTAACCCGTTGCTCGCTGCCGAAGGCTTGCTGGTGCTGGATGAAACCTGGCCTTCGTACATGCAGGGGCGCTGGTCGATTACCCAACTGACCCACGTTGGCGACCCGGCGACGGGGTATCGCAGTTCGATCATGGCCACTGGGTTGGCGTCTTGATTGTCATCGCTGCGCGCTGTTGAAGCTCCCACACCCTGCCTACCTGACGTGATACAGGAACCAAGATGCCTATGAACGACGAAGAATTGGCCGCGATCAACCGCTTGATCGCCGCCCTGCAAACCCAGACCGATGGCCAGGTGGCGCTCAACGCGGCCATTCGACTGTTGGCCCAGAGCAACCAGGCATTGGTCGACCTGATCAAGAGCCGAGAGCCGGACCCGAATGCGCCGCCTTACCTGGATGGCAAACCGGCACCCTGATCCCGTCTCGACCTGCCTTGCACGCAGCAACACAGCCGTTGCACCCCACAGCCCGCCTTCGCGGGTTTTTTATTGTTCATGGAGAACACTCGATGTCGATTCTTACCCAAGGTACCCAGATTTTTGCCCTCGTCCCGCCGGTCTCCGGCACCGGGCCCTACACCGTGCTGGAAATTGAGCACGCCACTTCATTCGAACCTGGTGGCGCGCCGGCCGAGCAGATTGAAGACACCAGCCTCAATGCCGAAGAGCGCAGCTACAAGAAAGGTTTGCGCACCCCAGGCACTGCGAGCCTGGGCCTGAACGCCGACCCGACCAACGCCAGCCATATCCGCCTGCACCAGCTGTCTGAAGCCAAGGGCGATACCGGTGTGAAGTGGGCGGTGGGCTGGTCCGACGGCAAGGACGTGCTGCCCACGCTGAACGCCAAGGGCGATGGCTTTGAACTGCCGGCGACCCGCACCTGGTTCACTTTCGACGGCTACGTGTCGGACTTCCCGTTCAATTTCGCACTGAACGCGGTCGTGACTACCACCGTCACCATCCAACGCACCGGCGCAAGCGCCTGGATCAAGAAAGCCTGAGAGACGCCATGAACCTCAAACAACTGAAAGCCAAGGGCGGCATCGTCGATGGCCTGCCGGTGAAGAAAGACATCAGCTGGACGCACCTGGACAGCAAAACCGGCAAGGAAGTGACCGATACCTTCACGTTGCACATCCGCCGTCAGTCGTTCGGCGTGATCGAGCGTCTGTTCAGCCAGGGTGAGTCGTCACAAAGCCGCAACGCCAGCTACCTCGCCGCGTCGGTATCGTTGGGGGCTGAGGGCGATGAAGCCCTTAGTTACGACGATGCTTTCGGTCTTGAGCCGTCATTGGGATTTCTGATCCTCAATGCAGTCAATGAGGTCAATGGCACTCAGGGTAGCGGCGCAAAGAGCTGACGGTCGCCGATGAGTTCTGGCACGAACTGGTGCTGAACGGAGTGGGCGGCCGCACGATCACCGAAGCCAAAGAACGCATGACCTATCACGAAGCCCTGGCCTGGGGACGCTATATCGACCGATATGGTTCCCTGCACGCCGGTAGGCGGCTGGAGGCGGGCAGCGCGTTGATAGCGCTGCAGACCCACCGGCTGGGCGGCGGCACGGCCGAAATGATTGACTTCATGCCCCACGAGCTGCGCCGGGGTGTGTCGCTCGAACGTGCGATGAACGAGTGGCGTTAAGGACGACGCCACTTTCCTTGAAACCCGTTTCGACGGGTTTTATCCATGACCCGGAGAAACCTATGGCAACTGCTTCCCAGGGTAGTCTGACGCTCAACCTCGGCAGCCTGGAGCAGGCCCTGGCGAAGGCGTCGCGGATTACCGAAAACAGCATGCGCGAGATGCAGCAGAAGATCGAGGACGCCAGTAAAAAGGTCAGCGCCTCTGCCGCAGCGGCGCTACAGGTCACGTCCGGCCAGTTCAAGGGCTTTCAAAGGGCCTATGACCCGGCCACGGATGCGGCGGAAAATTTTATTCAGAAAAATGCGCAACTGGTGCAAGTGCTCAAGCAGAGCCAGGGTGCGCAGAATGATTTTGTTGGTGCGCTGGAGGCGCAGTCCAGTTACACCGAGCGGGCGGGGCTGAAGTTTCCAACGGGTGGGCCGTATGGGGATGCAGCTTCATCGGATCAGGAGGGGATGGCTCTTCTGAGTGAAGAAAAAACTGGGCAAGTTAAAAGTAATTTCGCCGATATGACCCAGCTGCTCGATGATTGGCGCGAAGGCGCCAGTGCCGCGTTCAAAGAGTATTCTACTAGCGCAGGTACGGCAGCCGAGCAATCGAAGGCGGTGTTCGCCAGTGCTTTTGAAAAGATGGATGCCGCGGTCCTGACGTTTGCGACTACGGGGAAGTTCAACTTCTCAGACTTTGCCACCTCGGTACTTAAAGACATGGCGGCGATGGCTGCCAAAACGGCGGCCTCTAGTGCCCTGAAGTCGTTGTTCAGTTTGGCCGGCTCGGCCATCACCAGTTGGTTGAGCCCTTCTGTTCCCGCAGGTTCAGTGCTGGGGCCAAGCGGGTATCAAAATGAACTCAATGTCTCCGGCATTAAGTATGCCAATGGAGGTGTATTCACCAACTCCATTGCGACCGGCCCAACCCTGGCCCCCATGGCCCTCTTCGGCGAAGCCGGCCCCGAAGCCATCATGCCTCTGAGCCGTGGCGCCGACGGCTCCCTGGGCGTGCGCGCACTGGGCGGCGGTCAATCAGGCACTACTAGCAGCAACCAGGTGGTGATCCAGCAAACCATCAACGTTGCCGACGGCCAGGGCTCGGGCACCGACACCAACGCCCAGAATGTCGCCCGCGCCTATGCCGGTTCCGCCCGCCAGGGTGCTGCCGAACAGATCGCCCGTGACCTCAAGCCGGGCGGGCAAATCTGGTCGGCCATCAACGGCCGCTGACCACCAACGGCTTACGCCTGGAGAAAACATGAGCACAGAAACTTTCACTTGGGTGCCCAAGGTGGAACCCGTCGGCAGCGTCGAGTTTCGCTTGAAGTCGGCCAAGTTCGGCGACGGCTACCAGCAAACGGCTGCGGATGGGATCCACAACAAGACCCAGTCCTGGCCACTGACGTTCGTGGGTGACGAAGCGCGCATCAAAGCGATCGTTGCTTTCCTCGACCGCCATGCCGGCGCCAAGGCATTCAACTGGACCGCACCACTGGCAGCGCCTGCGTTGTATCGCTGCAAGGGTTACCAGCCAACGCCCATGGGCGCCGGGCTCTACTCTCTGACGGCAACGTTCGAGCAAGCCTTCCACCCCTAGCGCCGCCTCCACCCCGCCGTAGTGCGGGGTTTTCTTTGCCCGGAGAATCATATGTCCATCACAGCAGATATCCAGACCCTGGAGCCCGGGGCCTGGGTGGAGCTTTTCGAGCTCGATGCCACCCCCCTGGGCGCCGAGTTGTACCGGTTTCACGGTTACCCCCAGGAGTCATCGATCTTCTGGCAGGGTCACGAATATTCACCTTGGCCGATCCAGGCCGAGGGCTTTGAAATGTCGGGGCAGGGCACCCAACCGACGCCAACGCTGGCCGTAGGTAACGTCGGTGGTTTCATCACGGCGTTGGTGTTGTATTTCGAGGACCTGGTCGGCGCTCGGCTGATCCGTCACCGCACCTTGGCCAAGTACCTCGACGGCCAGCCCGAAGCGGACCCGGAAGAGGAACTGCCGCCGGACATCTGGTACGTCGAGCGCAAAGTCGCGGAAAGCAGCGAGACGGTGAAGTTCGAACTGGCCAGCGCGCTGGACTTCAATGGCGTGCAACTGCCCCGTCGGCAGATCGTCGCCAATGTGTGTTGGTGGCTCAGCTGCGGCGGTTACCGCGGCCCCTATTGCGGCTACAACGGCGGCCCGGTGGCGGATGCCAATGACGTGATCGTCACGGATGCGGCCAAGGATAAATGCGGTGGGCGGCTGACCAGCTGCAAGCTGCGTTTCGGCGAGAACAACCCACTGCCCTACGGTTCATTTCCGGCTGCGGGCCTGTTGCGGAGCTGAACATGAACAAGACCAACCTGGCGGCGATTGCCCGACACGCCGTGGCCGACTACCCCCATGAGTGCTGTGGCCTGATGATTCGCGAAGGGCGCAAGCGTGTGTATGTGCCGTGTCGCAATACGGCGAGCACGCCCAGCGAACACTTTCGCCTGGCACCCGAGGACTATGCCGCCGCCGAAGAGCATGGCGAAATCCTTGCGGTGGTGCACAGCCATCCCGATTGCCCGGCGACGCCCAGTGAAGCGGACCGCGTGGCGTGTGAAGCCTCAGGGTTGCCTTGGCACATTGTCGAAGTGCGCAAGGGGGACGACGGGCAGGTGTGTACCGGTGAATGGGCCAGTTGCACGCCGAATGGCTACCAGGCGCCCCTGATCGGTCGCGCTTTCGCCCACGGCGTGCATGACTGCCTGAGCATCATCCTCGACTACTACCGCCGCGAGTTGGGCATCGAACTCGGCGATTATCAGCGCGAAGACGGCTGGTGGGACAAGGGCGGCAATCTCTACCTGGACAACCTGCCGGCCGCCGGTTTTATGCAAGTCAGCCAACTGCAACAGGGCGATATCGTGCTGATGCAGATTCGGTCGCCAGTGCCCAACCATGCCGCGATCTACCTGGCCGACGGCGTGCTGCAAAGCGAACCCGAGCATTACCCGGCCCCTGGTTCCATCCTGCACCACCTGTATGGTCGCGATAGCAAGCGCGATACCTACGGCGGCTATTGGGGCGAGGTGACGGTCAGCTATTGGCGACATGGCCTGCGGGCCGAACACTAACCACATCGGCGGATCATTCGCCTGGAGGATGCCATGCATCATGAAAAAGTCCGAACGGTGCGCCTCTACGGCAGCCTGGGCGCCAGCTTTGGCCGAGTGCATCGGCTGGCGGTGAGGAACGCCTCGGAAGCGATTCACGCGCTGTGCATCCTGGTGCCCGGGTTCGAGCGTTTCCTGATGGAGTCCAAGGACCGCGGCGTGACCTACTCGATTTTCCTGGGCTGCGACAATATCGGCCAGGACCGGCTCAACGCACCTTCCGGAACCTCGGATATCCGCATCGCCCCGGTGCTGATGGGCAGCAAGCGCGCAGGGTCGATGCAAACCATTATCGGGGTCGCATTGATTGTCGCGGCGTCGTATTTCTCTGGTGGCCTCGCCGCTTCCGGTAGCTCCTCGACCTTGATCGGCGCTTCATCCACCACTGGCTGGACCTTCGCCGCGAGTATGGGGATTTCCATGGCCATGGGCGGCGTCATGCAGTTGATGTCGCCGATGCCCAAGGGGCTGAGCACCATGGACCGCCCGGATAACCGCTCCAGCTACAGCTTCAACGGCCCGGTCAACACCAGCATCCAGGGCGGCCCGGTGGGCTTGCTGTATGGCGAGCTGACGGTGGGCAGTGCGGTGGTCAGTGCGGGTATCTATGCGCAGGATCAGCTCTAGCCAACGTTTTGAAGATGATCAGGAGAGTGCTCATGGGATTGGCAGTCGAACAACATACGATGCGAACGGTGCTGCTATCAGGCTCGCTCGCCAGGCTTTTCGGTCGAGAACATCGCGTGACCACCGCAGGTGGTTTCAAGGATGTAATGGGCTACTTCAAACAGTTTCCTGGCTTTGAGCGCTACATGCTGCAGAGCGCTGATAAAGGTTTGCGCTTTGCCGTATTCAACGGCAAGCGCAACATCGCCGAAGACGATATTCAAAAGCCCCTTGGCAAGGACGTGATCCGCATCGCGCCGGTATTGACCGGCTCCAAGCGCGCAGGCGGGTTGCAGACTATTATCGGTGCGGTATTGATCGCGGTGGCGTATTACAACCCGTTTGGTTTCCTGACGGGGCCGGCTGCCAGCATGATGTTGATGGCGGGGGCGTCCATGGCGATGGGCGGTGTCATGCAGATGTTGTCACCGCCCCCCAAAGGGCTTGGTGCCCAGGACAGTCCTAATAACCGCCCGAGCTACAGCTTCAACGGCCCGGTCAACACCAACGCCCAGGGCAATCCGGTCGGCTTGCTATACGGCGAGTTGGTCGTCGGCAGTGCTGTGATCAGTGCCGGCATCTACGCCCAGGACCAACTCTAACCGTTCTCCTTTTCACCCAGCCCGCCGAGTGCGGGCTTTATTTCGCCTGAAGGAAAGCCATGACTGACCTCACTCTCGCTGGCAGCAAAGGCGGCGCGTCCAAGCCCCGTCCCTCCGTAGAGGCGCCAGACAGCCTGCAAAGTACGGCCTATGCCCGTATCCTCGATCTCGTCAGCGAAGGCGAGATTGTCGGTTTGAAAAACGATAAGCGCTCGGTATTTCTCGACGAGACGCCACTGGCCAACGCCGATGGCAGCCTCAATTTCAGTGGCGTGACCCTCGATACACGCAACGGCAGCCAGGACCAGACGCACATCCCAGGCTTCCCTGCCGTGGAAAACGAAAGCCCGGTGTCCGTCGAGCTGCGTAGCGATCAGCCCTGGACCAAGTCCTATTCCAACCTGCAACTGTCGGCGGTGCGGGTTCGCCTGGCTGTCACGCGGTTGTCGCAGACCAACACCAGCAACGGCGACACCAACGGCTACACGGTGCAATACGCTATTGATCTAGCCACCGATGGCGGCGCCTTCGTGCAGGTACTGGCGGCAGCCTTCAGCGGTAAAACCACCACCAAGTACGAACGCTCCCACCGGGTTGATCTGCCACCGGCAAAAAACAGCTGGACCCTGCGTGTACGCCGGATCACACCGAACTCCACCAGTGGCGCGATCGCCGATACCACCACCGTGGAGTCGTCCACCGAGGTGATCGACGCCAAGCTGCGCTACCCGGGCTCGGCGCTGATCGGCCTGCAATTCGATGCCGCGCAATTCCAATCGATTCCCTCGCGTTCCTTCGAGCTGCGCGGGCGGATCATCAAGGTGCCGAGCAACTACGACGCGCAAACCCGCACCTACAGCGGCGTGTGGGACGGCACGTTCAAATCCGCCTGGACCGACAACCCGGCCTGGATCTACTACGACCTGCTGTTGCACCAACGCTACGGCCTCGGCCACCTGCTCAACGCCGGCCAAGTGGATAAGTGGGAGCTATACCGCATCGGCCAGTATTGCGACCAGCCAGTGTCCGATGGCAAGGGCGGCACCGAACCGCGCTTCACCTGCAACTTGTACCTGTCGGTGCGTGCCGATGCCCTGAAGGTGCTGCAGGACCTGGCGACCACCTTCCGCGGCATGGCCTATTGGGGCGCAGGTTCGGTGATGGCAGTAGCAGATATGCCGGAAGACCCGGTCTACACCTACTCCAACGCCAACGTCATTGGTGGCCAATTCATCTACGGCGGGTCAGCGAAAAAGACTCGCTACACCGTCGCCCTGGTCAGCTGGAATGACCCGACGGATTTCTATCGCCAGAAGGTGCAGTACGTCGACGACGCCGAAGGCATCGCGCGCTATGGCATCCAGCAAACCGAAATCAGTGCCACCGGTTGCACGTCCCAGGCCCAAGCCCAGCGCATCGGCAAATGGGCCTTGCTGACCAACCGCCTGGAAACCGAAAGCGTGACTTTCGCGGTCGGCCTCGACGGCACCCTGGCACGCCCCGGCCAGATCATTCGCGTGGCCGACAACGACCGCGCCGGCCGCCGCATTGGCGGGCGCCTGCGGGATGCGACCCTCGACAGCCTGACCCTGGATGCCGAAGTCAGCGCCACGGCGGGCGACACCATTACCTTGGTGATGCCCAACGGCAAGGCCGTGTCCCGTGAGGTCAAATCCGTCAGCGCCGCAGGTGCGGATGAGCAGTTGGTTGTGTTGCAAACCAAGCTCGACGAACTGCCCCCGGCTCAATCGATCTGGGCCATCGACTCCGCGACCCTGGCTTTGCAACAGTTCCGCGTGCTGTCGATTTCCGAAGACTTTTCGAATGACGAAATCAAATATAGCCTCAGCGCGGTCAAGCACGTGCCGAGCAAGTTCGCGGCCATCGACAACGGCGCGAAAATCGACAGCCCACCCATCACCGTGATCCCGCCGAGCGTGCAAGCGGGCCCGACCGGCGTGACGGTCAGCAATGACCATTTTGTTGAGCAAGGCAGCGCGGTCAATGTCATGACCATCGAGTGGCAGCGGGCGGCCAATGCCATCGCCTATGAGGCTTACTGGCGCAAGAACGACGGCGAATGGGTCTACGCTGGCCGCACGGGTGGTAGTTCTATCGAGGTGTCCGGCATTTATGCCGGGCGTTATGTGGCCAAGGTGCGGGCGATCAACGCGCTGGATATCGGCTCCCTCTATAGCGAGTCTGTAGAGACCGTACTTAACGGCAAGACCACACTGCCGCCGATCGTGGCAGCGCTGACGACGGAATCGTTGGTGTTTGCGATCAAGGTGAAATGGCAGATTCCGCAGGGGGTGAGCACGGCGGATTTGCAGCGCACGGAGGTCTGGTATGGAAAGACTGCCGACCTGGCGATGGCGACCAAGTTGGGGGATTACGCGTATCCGCAAAGCGAACTGACGTTGATGGGCCTGGGTGCCGGTACATCACTTTTTTTCTGGGCAAGGCTGGTGGACCGCACCGGCAACATCGGGGCTTTTTACCCGGTGAACGGGGCTGTGAATGGCCGTGCAAGCTCTGATCAGACTGAATACGACGAATATTTTGCCAACACCATTGGCAAGGGAGCGCTGTACGAGAGCTTGCGTCAGGAAATTGATCTTATCGGGGGGGCTGGGCCAGGATCGGTGAATGATCGGTTGGCCCAGGCGAAGAAGGAATTTCAGGATTTGATTGCTGAAGTTTCCGATGCCTTGGAGTACGAGCTCACGAAGCCCTATACAAAAGGTGACATGGTCCGCCGGGGACAGCATTTGTTTCAGGCGATCATTGCCGTGCCTGCCAATACTCCACCGCCAAACCCTGGTTATTGGTTCGATGTAGGTACCGTTGCCGAAACCAATGCCGCCATGGCGTTGGAAATCAGCAAGAACTCCAGCGCCGTAGAGGCGGTAGACGGCAGGGTCAAGGCTACCTCCGAGAAACTTGATGGTGTCTACGCCTTGGTCAAATCCGGCTCTGTCGGGGATGAGGCTGGGAGTGTCGGCGACGATACATCGTCAGTAGGTGTTTGGTCGCTGATGTCGGCGATTGCAGAGCGGGACTTCGCGCAATCACAACGCTCCGATGGGCTGGAAGCCAAAGTGGGACAAAACGCCGCAAGCATCCTGGATGTGGCGAAAACGTCGGCAACCGTCACCCAGGCTCTGGCGTCTAGGGTAACGACCTTGAGTACCAAGGTAGACGCCAACGCTTCGACCTTCACTTCCCAGGTCAACCTGTTGACCGCTGCGGATAAGGCGCAGGGTGAGAAACTCGAAAATGTTCGAGTGGAGGCTGGAAAAAACAACTCGAATATTCAGGAGACCAACCGGGTATTGGCTACTACCGATGGCAAGGTCTCGGCCATGAAGACGCTCAAGGTCGAGACCAGCAAGAACGGCAAGAAGGTAATAGCGGGTCTTGCCCTGGGGGCCGATGGTGATACCGCTGAGATCATTGCTTTCGCCCAGCGCTTTTCGGTGGTTGATGAAGTGGGGGGGGCGTTGGTGACGCCGTTCGTAGTCGATAACGGCCAAGTATTTATCAATACGGCGGTTATTAACACGGCATTTATCCAGAACATCGTTTTGGGTATGACCCTGACGTCTGAAACCAAGGATGCAAATGGCCTGCCGCTGCTTGAGATTAATGTCAAGGCGGGTACTTTTACCCTTCGTAGCGCGGGAGGAGGTGGTTCTGCCTTGCTCAATAATGATGGCTTGGCGGTATTTGATGCTGGCGGCGTGAAGCGAACTATGGTCGGGAGGTTGTCGTAATGGCGGAGTATGGATTGAATGTTTTCGATAGCCTTGGCGTAAAGACTTTGGGTATGGAGGATTTTACGATCCAACGTCTTAGTTCGAAGATTATTCCGGCTATTACTGCCGGCGGCGGAGGTGTGAGAAGTAACTACGATATCATCATGGATGTGCCAGGTTATGACCCCGCTAAATGTTTCGTTCTCATTACGCCCAGAAAGTACGCCGGGTATGACCAGACAATATCTGATAGTTGGCCTGTTCTTCCTACCTATAAAGAACTGGGGGGGACCCAGATAGGTATACGCACATGGTTGAATTACGGCGTGTATGACGGTCATCGCTATAAATATTACTGGTCAGCCAGGACGGTTGAATGTGTCGTTGAAGTGATGAGGGTGACCTGATGGCTTATGGACTTTTGGCAGCAAATAGCACGGGCGATGTAGTCATCAGTAGCGACAATAAGGTGTTGGTATTCTCTGAGCGGGGGCAGTTCAGAATCCAGTCTAGATATACAGATAGGCCGGGTTATGGTGCTGCCAATTTTGCAAAGCCGATTCTAACGCAAGAGCCACCCCAGATATTTTTAAGAATTATCACGCCCAGCCATCCGAGCTTGAGCCTTTACACTACGATACTCGGTGGGCCAGGTGGATGGACGGGATTCAAAGTTACGTCTGGCACCATGGGCGGTAAATACCTTCAGAATCATCTTATGGAATACGTGTCGTGTAAGTATGCTGATCAGAGAAGTAAGAGCGCTTACGGCATGGAGATTTATGATGAACACGCCAACGTAGATTTCTCGTCAAGTGATCGGGTTGTTCGCTATAGCCGGTTTACAAAAAGTTGGTCTTATAGTCAATCCGTAAACTATTTTGATACATGGGATAGTGGTTTGGTTATGGATGCAGATGACTACTTGAGTGTCTCCAGCATGGATAGAGGGATGAGCTGGTTTGTTAATCACGCGCAGTATGCCTCTTTGCATATGATGACGGGTAATGAACGTAGGGTGCGTGTGAGCGTTCAACGTTCGACCTTGGGTGATTCAATTAATATTGATAATTTGGGTGTGACTTGTTTTTCAATTCCAGTCTGTAAGTTTCCTATTGAGCGCTATTACAACTGACACTTCCAAGTTGACGGTGTTTTCGAATACCACACATTTGCGATTTTTTCTATTTGGGATACTCAAGTGGCACGACAAGAAATCAATCTTGGCGCACTCCCCAGCGGGATAGGCGGAGACACTTCGCGTAGTGCGATGACCAAGATCAATGCGATGACCTATGAGCTTTACAATGGTTATACCTTGGCAAAAGCCAATGGCTGGGGAGGGACTACCCCCATCGTCATGCAACCCACCGAAAGTGCCGATAACTTACCTATTGTGAATGGGCTGTTCATGTTCGGGAATGGTGGTATCTCCCTGCCTTACCCTTACGTATTCATTATTCAGGTGCTCTCCGGCTCAGGTGGGTATGTGCGGCAAATTGCCTATAGCCTGTTGGAAAATATGACCTGGGAGCGTCAGTTCTTGCAGGGGGCCGCAGCGGGCAAAGCCTGGACGCAAGTTATCAAGGCGGGTGATTTTGGCGTGGGCGGTGTCGTCAAGATACTGACCACCAGTGCGGACGCATTGGCGGCCACTGGGGAGTACTACGGCAATAATATTCCCGGCCCCAACGGTCCTAACAGTTACGGCTTTTTGTCGCACAAGTATTTGTCGGCCGTGTACTCCACCCAAGAGTGGGTCAACCCCGACACCACTAACACAGCGTTCAGGCGAGTCAATGCTAACGGCACATGGACAGCATGGGCGCGTCTGTACACCGGCGCCAATGCCGAGGGCGATCCAGTATCGGGTCTCGGGTTAATGAATAAAACAGTGGTAGGCGGTTGGAATATCAGCAAGTACATCAACGGCCAGATCTGCATTCAGGGCTATAGTCCGGTCAGTGCGGTATTGCCACCTAATCAGCCTACGGTGGTGACGGTTGCTTTGCCGGTAGCAATCGTATTGGGCAGTGGCAGTGTTTATGTAAATCCGCAGCCTCAGATGACTTATGAACATTTCGGCGCGTTGAACTGCTACGTCAACGGGACCAGTGCGGTGGACATCATCATCAGAAATGGCTCGACAGCTCAAAGTTTCCAAAACGCCGTGACTGTATGGGGAGCCTGGAAATGATCAGGATCAAATTGTTTCCCTTCTTGACGGATGAGCCGCTGAAGGTCTCTGTGCACGATGAAGTGATCACGGTCAATGGTCGGGATTTTGATCTTTCGGTCATCCCGGACGGATACCGCCTTCTGGCCAGTGCCATGGACAGTGACTGTTTTGTCGATACCGTCGCACGTATCGGCGGCGACCTGACCCTGACGCTTAAATTGCCGGTCAAGTGGGATGACCCGCTGTGGCTGCGAAACCCGGCGGAGCCTGGGATCATTGAGGTGATCTCTAATGGGCCAGTTGAAGTACCCACCTCGGCAATAACTGAAGAGTGGTCAGCACCCTCCCTGGAAGAGGTGATCCATGATTGATGTCAGCCAGTTGCAAAAAATAAAGAGCGCCCAGGAGCTGGAAGATGATCTCGCCCTGGATCAGGCCCATGGCTACCTCAGGGACAGTGACTGGTATGCGTTGGCGCAGATGGAGGAGGGCATTCTCATGCCTGCCGACATCCAGGCTGCTCGCAATGCGGCACGCGCCACGATCTACCGGCTTGGTGAAAAACATCTGCCCTGAGAATGACGCAGATACCCCGTACCCGCTTTTTAGCGGGTTTTTTATTGCACTGACTATGGAGAGTCCACATGGCACGACAGGAAATCAATATTGGTGCGGCACCCACTGGCGTCGGTGGTGACACACCGCGCAGCGCCAGTATCAAGATCAACGCAATGACCCAGGAGTTGTTTGCCCGCCAGGCTCAGTTGGGTACGGCAGCCACTCAAAACGTGGTGACCGGCAGCGACGACTTCACCCCAGGGCGGGTGTCAATGATGGGGCATGCAGGTTGGGGCAGCACACCGATTTCAAAACAGCCCACGGATGATGCCAATGAGTTGCCTCGAGTCAGTGGTCTGTTTCAATTCGGCAATGGCGGCATCAACCTGCCTAACCCGTTTGTACAGATTCTGCAGGTTGCTAACTCCGGCGGTTATGTGTGGCAAACCGCGAAGGCCATGCTCGATGAATCGGTTTTTACTCGGGGTCGACGTGGCGACGGTCTGTGGTCTCCGTGGCGTGCCGAAATCAACACGTCGGTCTTCGCCCTGGGGACCGGGCCAGGTGCAACACCGGGGGAGTTGATTGGGTTGTCGGCGGCGCAAACAGCCTCGCCGAATAAAGCCAATACGGGTCTGTACAGTTATTACGGTCACCCGGACGGAGTGCCGGGGTTTACTGCAGTCAGTGTGCTGTCCCAGGCCTGGGGCCATGATCCGCAGTGGCGTGCGCAATTGTCCATGGCGGTATCGGGGGATGGTATTCACTTTCGCCAGTTCAGTGTCAACCCAGGCGCGGCTGCGCCCAACTGGCGCAGCATTCTTCATAACGGCAACGCGATTTCCGGGGTGCTCAATGCTGGCCCTTCGGGTGCTTTGCCAATTAACTCCGGGCTGATCGAGCGTGGTGGTGCGCTCGATAACTGGTACTTCCGCTTTGCCGGCGGCCTGCAAATCTGTCAGCAGCGGTTTACCGGCTATACCGCTGGTGTCACGCGCAACGTTGCATGGCTGGCGGCTTTCGCGGACACGCCTGTGGCGGTGTTCCCCAACATTTACCCGTCGGTTGACTGGGACATGTCGGCCAGGTGCTACGGCAATAGTGGTTCCTACTTTTTTATGTCCGACCGGACGCTGAACAATATCGTGACAGTGACGGCAATCGGGAGATGGCACGCATGATTATTCACCACGTTCCTTTTCGGCCTCTTGGCACCGCTATTCCCACGACGGCCATCGTCGAGGGCGAAACACTGATCCTGAACGGCGAAAGGATTGATCTTTCACTGATCCCTGACGGGATGACCCTGCCCATGTCCGCCATCGGACATGAGTTGTTCGCAGGGCCCGTCAGTCGTCGCAACGGTGAGATCGAGTTGACCTTGAAATTGGCCGTTAACGCAGGTGCACCAGCTTATATGTGGCAGAACGGCAGACTCCAGGTATCGGCCGGGCCCGTTCCTTTCCCGGTTGAGCCAATTGATCCGCCCACCCACCTGGCCAAACCTGTTGAGGGTCTGAACGATGTTTGATCTGTCGAAGTTGGAAAAAAACCAGACACTGCAAGACCTCCAGGCGCAGGCGGACTCCCGTGAGGCCCGCGCTTATCTTGCCTCTACCGACTGGTACAGCTTGAGGTTCCTTGAGGAAAACACACCCATACCCGAAAATGTTCTGGCGGCCCGGGCGGAGGCGCGTGGCAAGGTCCTCACATGACGCTCGATCAGTTCCAGCAAATGTTCCCGAATGCCCGCTCTCAAGCGGGCATTTTCATATCTGCTATCAATTCGGCCATGCTGAATTGGGACATCAACACGCCCAAGCGCATCGCCGCGTTTCTCGCCCAGATCGGCCATGAGTCCGCCGAGCTGCGCTACGTCCGAGAACTAGGCAGCGATCAATACCTCAGCAAGTACGACACCGGTAACTTGGCCGCACGCTTGGGTAATACCCCCGAAGCAGATGGTGACGGTCAAAGGTACCGGGGCAGGGGGCTGATCCAGATCACGGGGCGTCGCAATTACCTCGCTTGCAGTCAGGCACTGTTTGGTGATGATCGCTTGTTGAGGCAACCCCATTTATTGGAACAACCGCAATGGGCCTGTGAATCCGCCGCCTGGTTCTGGCAAAGCAACGGGCTCAACGAACTGGCTGACAAAAACCAGTTCACCACCATTACCCGGCGTATCAACGGCGGACTCAACGGCCTGGAGGACCGCTTGCAGTTGTGGGCGCGGGCGAAGGCGGTGCTATGCGTTTCCTAAGTGTGTTGCGGTGGATCGGCATAGGCCTGCTCATGGCGCTGGTGTGGCAGTTGCAGGCCTGGCGATATGGTGCGCAGCTGGAGCATCAGGCCGCTTCCCATTTGCAAACGTTGAACCAGCAAAACCAGGCGGCGCTGAGCCAGCAGAGGGCGGAACAGGAAAAGCGCCTGGCCCTTGAGCAACAACTCAACGCCAACGACCACCAACACACCCAGGAGATGAACGATGCCCAACGCAACCAAGCTGCTCTGCGTGATCGCCTGGCCACTGCTGATGTGCGGTTGTCAGTCCTTTTCGACGCCGCCGATTCCGCCAGTGGCTGTACAGTGCCAGCCACCACCACCGCCGGCAGCCTGGTTCATGCAGCCCCGCGAGCCCGACTTGACCCGGCGCATGCTCAGCGAATTATCCGCATCACCGACGACGGCGACAGCGCCCTGATCGCCCTGCGTGCCTGCCAGGTGTATGTGCAGGCCGTCGCACGTTAGCCTCTTGATGCACTCTCTATCTTGCATGGTCGATAAGCTCCTGTAGGGTAGGCGAACCCCTCGCTCATTCCTGGAGAAGACC